CTCCAACGATCGGAGCTTCGAAACTACAGTAATACTCCTGCTTGACCATCTCTTCGGGCATGCCTGCCTCCCTGTCTTCGTCAATTCTTGCAAGTGGTACAGCGCCAGTAGTATCAACACCCAACACTTCACCATACCAATTAGGGCTTTCCTTTGCCACTTCCATGAGTTTCCATCCATGATTTTTTCCACGTGGGGTGAATATAAATAAACACCATCCTTCGTTCTCACTCAAGATCGGTTGGATTAATGTGTACACTTTGGGATCCATCAAACTGTATTCGGAGAAGACGACCCCTATTGGATTAGCCCCAACCAATCGGTCGGGGTCGTCCGCTCCTACAACTTGATATACACTTCCGTTCTTAAACGTAATGCGCATATCTGTGTTGTTTTTGCTAGCGATTAAGTCTCGGGGGAAGTGATCAAGAAACTTCCGACCGTCTTTTGTTGAGCCGTCCCACACAATTTTGCGGCCTTGATTGTATGTAGGTAGTACATGCCAGTAAGTACCTATACGCTCTTGGCTCGCACAAGCTATGCGGTTAATAGCAAACAAATCCTTTCCTGCACGGCGGTGCCATACTACACACGCCTTTCTCCCTCCGCCCTCCAAATATTTCCATAATGGCATTTGGTAGTCTCTGGGTATAAAATCATATGGCAACTCAATCTGATTCTTCATCTATCTCTATTATGTCATCTCCGAATTTACGCACAACTACTTGGATATTAGCGTCTACGTGCTGTTGTATATCTATACTCTTTAGGCTTGGTGCCATATACTTTAAGAATTCTTTGTGGATTCCTATCCTCTCCTTTACTGGAACTTCAGAATCTTTAGCCGTGTCGATCAATTCTTTTATTGGGTCGTACTCTGCCTTTTCAAAATATATAGCTAAGGCCTCCCGCATCTCGGTCGGCTTAACCTTCTTATTCCCTAGCATCGTCTCCTTTGCCGTGGACACGCTTTTTGATAGGGCGGTACGAAGACCCTTCTGCGCTTTAGTTCGACTCTTTGCTGGCATGGCGCAACTGATCTACGTGAGCAGATAGTATCTTAATCTGTTCCTCTATATAACTTAAACGCAGATTCTGCTCTGCGTCATCGGGTAGTGCGCCTAATTCTCCTCGCGGCCACTTAACTCTGAACTCACTGTTCTGACTTAAGTCGGATTGCATCCTAACTATCTCATTTTCTACATCACTTATGCGATGCTCTATCACACTGTAGCCCCATACTGCTGTGGCTACTGCTACAATTACTTTTATGGCAAATGCCATATTCGCCTTGACCTGCGTGTTTTCGTTTAGCTCTGGCATTACGTTAAGTCTGCGTCTGTGCCAGCCTTTCCTATTCTACTCATCTCTGGCGTTGGCCCTCCATGAGATGCATAGTCATGCTGTAGTCTAAGCATTAATTCTATTCTGCAAGTGTCGTCCTGCACATTTCTTAGCTCCTGTGCCAATTTGGCTTGGTTGTTCTTCAGTTCCCCTAGTTCCTTAGTGATTAAACTCTTTAGAAAGTTAACTAGGAGTCCCGCCCATACAGATATGCCCACTAGCAATGCTGTGGGTAGGCCGTAGTTTTTGATCAAGTCCTCCATTTCTATCTGAAAATATATATCACACGTCCTGTCAACTTTCAAAATCGTTTTTCACATAGAACGGAATGGGAGTACTAGAACCAAGTTTTTCGAGAGGGGGGGTACCCCCTTTGGATCTTATTCATAAAGTCTGACGCTTATGAAAAAGATCGATAAAATAGTATCAATAGTTGAAGCACGGCCTTGGTTCTTCGGAGCCTTGGTGTCGTTTAGTCTGGGTCAGGTGATTCCTGGCATCGTATGTCTTCTAGGCCATTACCTCTTCAACCACTGGGAGGATGAGTCTAGCGACTAATCTATACTTAAACCCTTGGGGCATTCGTGCCTCAAGGGTTTTTTTTACTGCTTGCCCATCAAGAAGATAGGCAAGCCTAATGAATGAATCACATCATGAATAATAAACACATCAAACAATCGGGTCACGGCCGTGATAGGTCGTCCATTAAATCAACGGCGCCTTGGGCGTGGGTGAGCTTCACTAAGAAGGATGGCACTGTCGTCAAAGCAAGACGCAGAGTCTACCTTAACTGTTACGCAGGAGAAATGATGATAGACCGTCACGGTCATCGTCGCTTCTTTACTGGACCACACAAGGACAGCCGCCTGTCATACGAGCTGATATAGAACGTACCCTTTGGGGGTTATTGGCCAGTCATGTGGTCAATAGCCCCTGATAGGGTTCATCTTATAAGTGATAATGCGGTATCTATTGAGGTTATTGGATATATTGGAAGATTTGGAAATGATAGAGAGTAGTCAGTTTCAGGTTTTGGAGGCAATAACCCAATATTCCAATAGATACCGCACTGTTACTAGGATAAACCCTATTACATGCAAAACCAACCTCAATAACTCAATACAAGGCAGTTGTCCCAATGGAATTGGGGGACAACAACCTAAAAAAGTTAACTAATCATGGATATAAACCACGACATACTAAACACCGAAATCGGTAACTTCGTCACTTGGATCAACTTGTGGCAATCACATGCAAAGCGCATGCACAAACGCTGGGAGCGCCGCGATGATAAGCCGTACACTCCTATGCCTTATCGCAGGCAATTCGAACTCCTAACACCGAGGAGAAAGATAGACTGGATAGATGAGCACATCATCGTTCAAGCCATGAGCGAGTGGAAAGACTACCGCGAAATGGAAATAGACGAGCACGACAACAAGATATGGCGTCACAAGTTCACAGGTGACCTAGTATGCATCACGTACAGACGTGGGAACGAAGAAATTCGGGAGTTGTGTGTGTATAACGAGCGTGACTTACAAACCTTTATCGACCATGCATAATAATAATAATAATAATACGGCCTTCCGTTTCTATGAGAACGGGAGGATGATACATCAGGACTATTTCGATAGACTTGATAGTCAATACGACGAATACGGTTACGAGTATGACGAGATAGTTATACCTGATAGTGTATTGTATAAGATGGAGGCGGACTACGATTGGCCAGACGCCAAAGCTCCGTACCTAGAGACTGTGTTAATTGATACGGCCTATGTATCGATACATGATAGGGTGCGAGCACGTTTCCCCTCTCTCTTTTACAAATTAAGCAACCGCCAGCTCGACATGATATGGGAGTGGCTATGGATAGAAAGTAAATGATATGGATACGGCCTTTATGATACTGGCGTGGGTGATGATACTATCTGCACCCTGCCTATTCCTGATCGGTCTGTTGTGCCACCTCTAATGATGGCACACAGACCAGAAAACGTGGATACGTCCGTGAATGATACGGGCGTATCTACCAAACCAACCAACCAACCAACCAATCAACCGACCAAACTAAATGCTATGGAGGAAATGCAATTTTTACTCCAATAAACATCATGGAAGACCAACACAACACTAACGCTTGGGCACAACTAGCCCAAAATCAAGCAACGCAAAGCGCGCCAATAGGTTCGTTTACTACGAAATCAGCAGTATTTCGTGGTGTTCCAGTCTCACTGGACTATACGCAACAGGGAGATAATATCTTCATCAAGATGGGTTCTTCAGAACTGGTCAAAGTCCTCACCGACGACGACCTTCAACTAGAACAAAAGATAGGCAGGGACTTCCCTGACTGGTCGTTTCCGTTTTATTATGGTAACAGACCTTCCGTGTTTAGCGGCTATCTCAAGCTTAACAACGTCGAGGAGGACAATAAGTCCATCTTCCTTGCCGAGGGCTTCATCAACTTCGGAGTTTGTTATCGTGTACTTGTCTATGCTGACAGTTGCGATATGAAATTTATTCCAGAAGCGGATGCCTTTGAGTCTACTCTAGCTAGACTCGACACTTGGCGTAAGCCACTCCGTGTTCTGCAACAGGCAGAAGAGTGCTTCGGCGTTAAAGCAACCCACTTGTTGGCGGAGGCTAAAGCATCATGAGTTGGACTGCGCCAGAACACAACCAACGCTCCAGCTTGCTTGGAGATTTCATTCCGTATTACTCAGATACGGAATTAGACCTTCCGATAGGAACGGTCTCAGGTCGTCACATGCCTTGCCATGATGACAAGAAGCTGGTGTGGCTTGAAGAATGCCACGATCGCATCTACGAGGTAAAAGATACAGGTTATGTGGTTGCACAGAAGTCCTACAACTGGGACGAGTGCATAAGAACGAGCATCACGATAGGCTCTGACGACCTTATTCAACCTCTACAGCAGAACAAGAAGTTATTCTGCGTGGATGGAGTTTGGCTGGATTACCGAGAGGACTTCGACCGAACTGGGGAAGCTCAGCTGGAAGATCGAGAACGTGCCCATGCCTTGAGTGATCAGGATCCACTTTATTCCAAATGTATCGAGGTCAATGGTCGTTCAGTAACCCTCAAGACGAGGGACGATCAGATACATGGCTATGGCAAAAACGCCAGAGGTCGGTCTAATGGGTGGCGTGTCGTATGGGAACGAGATAACCAAGAGAGTTGGTATCTCAAGAAGGATGAGTTGGTTGAGCAAGCGGCGGCAATAAGGCGCCGTCAGAAGCTACTGGCCAAGGCAGGTCTATCATAAGCAGAAGGATAAGAGGGAGTCGGCTCGCAAGGGTCGGCTCCCTTTTTTTTTATTTGCTCGCTTTTGATACGTCTATTCAAGGATATACCAATGAGTAAACTTGGCGGTAATTGGACAACAACATTCATGTGCGTTAAGACGCATGATATGTGGGAGGTGTGTGTGAACAGTTTTGGCAAACCAGCACCGATAGGTTCCAGACTCTCAAAGAGGCTACCTCTACCCGACTACCCAAGATATGCGGCGGACGAGGAGGGGGCAAATGAACTTGTCAAACAATGGAACCAATGGAGTATATCCAACCAACCAGCCAAACGAAAGCGTGGGAGAAAGTGATCTTATTATGATAAATACAGAAGATAAACCACGGAAGGTGCTCGTCACCTTGACACCCGAACAAGCTGAAGTATTGGAAGCACGTGCTAAAGAGGAATGCAGAACTCTTAGCAACATGGTTCAATACCTAATTATGAGAGGAGAAAGACTAGATGAAGCAAGTCGACAAGTTAGTTGATTTAGCCATTCAGTTCCCATTGCTAGGAATTGGCGTTGCTTGCATTGTATGCGGAGTAGTGCCAGCTGGACTAGCATTGGTTGCAAGTCATTTCTTTCTCAATCGAGTTGATCGGGAAGAAAGTGATAACATTCAAAGGTAGAAAGGTAAAAAATTAGGTATGATCAGTTTTGTTCTTAAACATGGCTTGTCTAGGCAAGTTTCAGACGAAGCTGATGAGACCACCACTATTGGTGATCTCGTCAGCAATACTAACTACAAAGCCATCTTAAAACATGGTGAGAGCGTTGACGCCATCGTCGATGGTGTTGTTCAATCTCCAAGCACCACGCTTGCAGATCTCGGACCCAACGTAGTTATTTCGTTAGAGACTCGCTCAAATTCGAAGGCATAGGTATCCTTCTATTTCTCTTTCAGGGGGGTCACGTTCATTCGTGGCTCCCCTTTTTTTTTTAACTTTAGCATAGGTATAATGTCTACATCACAACGCTACATATTTGAGAATGGTGCGATCTATGAGGAGCGCACAACACGCAATAGAGTCTGCTTGTCCAATCAGGCTATAGCGTCAATGAGGAACTCTGCAACCATGGTCACCAAAGACTTATTTGCGGATACAACTTTCGCAACCAATGACCATGGGTCTTGGCTTGTGACAGAAGTTGATAAGTTTAGTTTAAATACATTCTGGGCTGGCTACGAAGGCCCAGTATTCGGGGAAGCCGACCAATGGCCAGCACTCAAAGCAGTCTTCAGACAAGAAGATGGTGCCATCAAAAAAGACATCACATGGACTCCACCCGAGTACATGAAGATGTGGTTCGGTACTAATTACAACAGACACAACGAGTTGTCTTGTTGCTACTTGATAGCAAGTATGGACGGGGACATATATCGTCCACCCCTGCCAAATGTATATTCAAATGGTCAAATATGCATGGGTAGTCATTTCATTGTCACAGGTGATACCATGGCGGAAAAGCATTCCAACGCATTGACTGACTTCAAGAATAGTGAGTTTAACTCAGATCTAGATGACGGCCAATGCAGGTATATCCTCATTAATGATGATAAGCTCATCCATCCTCCTATGGAGGACTATCAGCGTCATCTAGAAATGATTTCCCAATCTAAACTAGCATTCATGAAGGAGGTTGTATGAGCATTGAAGAAAGCATACAGACATACGGCACAGCTGAGTGTAATCTTAGCACCGATTACTTTAACTCTGAAAGAGTTAAGGAAGCATATATCTACGCCAAACTTAACGGAGGTGAAGACCTCTTAAAGTTTATTGATCAATGTGAGAAACTATCTGACGACTCTTACAAGATCATGAGGGAGGCTAAGGATCCCGAAGAGTTTATTAATCAATTAATAGGAACAGCGAGGGGAATATGATGATAATGATTATCGGGGCTGGTGGTGTCACCAGTCATATGCTTCCACAACTGCTCAAGATGTGCGATTCATCTGGCAAGATCACTGTTGTAGACGGTGATGAGCTAGAGGAAAAGAATCTGGATAGGCAGTTGTTCAGGCCTCAAGACATTGGGAAGAATAAGGCAATGGCATTACGCCAGCTTTATCCCCAGATCAATGTGGAGCCTGAGTACCTAACGGAGCGCAATGCTAAGCAACTGTTTAATAAATACAGCCCAGATGTAGTCTTTGTGGCAGTTGATAATCATGATAGCCGCAAGCTTGTCTTGGATTATCTAGACGAGCTAGAAGGCACCGTTGGCATCTTTGGTGTCAATGAGTACTTCGATAGCCAATCGTACTGCTACAGGGCTGAGTGGATGAACACACGTGCAGATCCACGCATCAGATATCCAGAAATACTTGTGAAATCAGAACGCTCCCCACAGTCCTGTCAGGGAGAAAGTGCTGAATCTACACCACAATTGGCCATAGCTAATGCTATGTCTGGTTGCATGATGATGCATTTGTTCTGGGTTCACGTAATTAAATATTCAGAAATCACACATCCACAAGCTAGAGAGGAGTTACCTTATGACATCAGAAGAAGTTTTACAGACTATCGAGTCGAAAACTGGACTATCTAATAAAGAATACGTTTGGGTAGGCAAAATAGAGCTAGCCGTAGATAACTACGGCAAAGAGACAGTTAACTTTAACAATCCCATGTGGTACTTCTTTCGCAAGATTGAAGACAAATGGAGTTTAAGCACGGAATTTCAATACTGTCACAAAGACACATGGGAATCCGAAGGCATTCAGGAGATGAAGATATTCTTCAATCCCTTTGCTCTTACCATGGGTATCATGCGCTGGTTGACTATGGAGCCAAAGAATGAGATCACCAAACAGCTGTTGTATAGCCAGTACAACTGGCGCAACATAGAGTTCGAAGACATTGGTGATCTATACAAACAGATCATCGAGGATCCTGATAAGTTCTTTCAAATGGCTTATCAAAAGTCTTCGTACAGTAGAAGGAACGCTCCTCCACCTATGCGCAGGAACACCGACTGGACTGATTTCGACGTAGATATTACCATGAGCGAGTCAGGTAACTCCACGTATTGGTGTGATGTTCATTACAATATGGTATCTCTTTCAGGGGCTGAATTGGATGACATTCGCACCAAATACGAAGAGGACGGCGAAGAGGAAGCTCTTGAACTCCTTGAGGAAACAATCAGGGAGAGGATCTACGATAGCGATGGTGATTATCAAAATTACAATTACGATGATCACGATGCAAGCGACACCAGTTTAGATGGTGACTACACCGAATACAGAGACATATTAAACAGAATCATAGAATGATGCTAGACATTAACAACCTCGCAGTACATGACAACAAGCTGTACATCAAATCAGATAACGAGTTTATCTCTGGCTGGAACCGAATCGAGTTGCAGGACTCCAAGCCACTGTGTAAGTTCAAGGGCGGTAAGATCGACCACAAGACTTGGTTTCAAGTTCTTTCTTTCTTTCTCTGGACACAAGAGAAATACAAGTCGGAATCTCAAGTCAGGTTATATTATAATACACAAACACGCAGTTGGGCGGCTCAACCATATCCTCAGTCGCCTTCTGGCATGACCACCAATGACAAGCAAGACGAAGAAATCAGGGCGAAGTTCAAAGACCCGTGGGTCTACTTCGGCACGGCGCACCACCACTGCACAACCAACGCGTTTCAGTCAGGGACTGACGAAGCTAACGAAAAGGAGCAGGATGGTTTTCACTATACTATTGGCCATCTGGATAAAGCTATCCTCGATTACCATGGTAGGTTTTCGTGGGCTGGTGAGTTATTCCCAGCAGATATGCTTAGTTGGGTTGAGATGCCTGATTGGTTCGATAAAATACCTACGCAGGTTAGGTATCGTGCAGTACACGACTATCTACTTTGTACAAATGTGGCGAAGCAGAAGGAACATAAATTTCCTGAGGAATGGAAAGATGTCGTCAAAGAAAAGCCAAAGACCTATAACACCCATCTTGGAGCAGGTTATTACGGAGGATACGGTGCTTACCAAGCTTCCCCGTCAATGTTTCCGACGAAGCAGGATAAACAAGAAGCTAAAGACGAAGCGGAGATAGAAGAAATTCTATGGCAAGCTGGCATTACAGCACAAGAATGGTGCGATGTATTAGAGGACATAGAAGACGAGCTAGGTCTTCATGGGGTTTGGAGGTCAGACGTAACTCAAGCTTGTGTAGAGCGCAACATGAGTTTCACTGAGTTCAACCAGAAGTTCCAAGACATCTTTTATGTTCAGGAGAAGCCGTAATGATATTAGCGGTACTTTCCGCTGTCGGTTTTCTAATAATTGTACTCAAAGCTTTCGGTTTACGCAAAACTATTGAGTACGAGATACCACTAGACATAAGCTTTACAGTAGGCTTATTTATTCTATGTGGTGGAACACTAGGCGGCATAACATCGGCAGTAATGGCTGGAGTAATATTTTCAGTCATGCTTTTATTAATGAAAAAATTATGCGGGAAATAAATCAAGAAATGGAACTGTTACTTAATCATGTATACCACAATCACCCAAAGGTATACTGGCAAGCAATGAAGGAACTAGAAAAAGATGGCACCAGAGACAAGATTCTATCAGTCGCTTCGCAACAACTGCCCCCCTCTATGGCATTGGCAGAGGATAGAGAGCACGACAGGTCTGGGGATACCAGACGTGAACCTATTCATCCCGAAAGTGGGGGAAATTTGGCTAGAACTCAAATCAGCAACCAAACCGATAATACGGAGTGCTCAGCACGCATGGATAAAGAAACGGATGATTCTTGGATCTAATGTAGCTATTGTATTTCAGTTCGGAAAAAAGATCAAAATCTGGGATACGCCTGACTTTGGAGTAGAAGCAACAAGCACTCACGGAAGGCTCAAGGTCAATACTGATCCCAATTATGAATGTGAGTTTTCTAATTTTGCAGAAACTTTGATTTTATCTTTGACAAAAAAAACCGCAAACCAAAACATACTAAACGATGAGTGAAGAAAACCTACCTGAAGGGTTAGGTAAACTGTCCGAATGGGTTCTTAAAATTCGAGAATTAGATTCCGAAATTGAAGCCGCAAAGGAAGTCCTAACCTGTTTCCAAAAAGAAAGAGACCGCATCAGCGAAGAGGTCATACCAGACCTTATGTTTGATCTAGGTATTCAATCTTTAGAATTAAATGATGGAAAGAAGCTTACGTGTGAAAAAGCATACTTTGCTAAAATTCCAGAAGATAAGCGTTCTGAAGCTTTTGAGTGGCTTGCTAGTAATGGATACGGAGCGTTAATCAAAAGAGAAATCACAACCTTATTTAGTAAGGGAGAAAGTGATAAAGCTGATGAGCTTGTAAAGCATTTGGAAGATACTGATGCATCATTCAGGAACAAACATAATGTTCACCCTCAAACTCTAAAAGCTCTAGTTAAAGAGCGCTATCAGGAGGGGAAGGATATGCCTGAAGAAGTATTTGGTATCTTTGTCAAAAACGTAACTAAAATCAAATAATCAAATGTCAGAAGACACTAACATAATCGACTTCTCTTCTCACGCTGGCGTGGGCACAGAGAATATAAGCAACGAAGATTTGCAGGTACCATTCTTGCAAATTATCCAAAACAATTCTCCTGAGGTGGATAAGTCTAATCAAGACTACGCTACCAAGGGGATTGAAGGTGCTAGTGCTGGTGATATCTTCAATAGCGTGACCCGCGAGATCATAGCCAAGTATGGCGATCTTGCGAAAGTTATCCCTGTTGGGTATCAAAAGAGCTATGTAGAGTGGCGTCCACGAGAAGACGGTGGCGGCATGGTGCAAGTTCATACAGACGGTAGCATCCTGAATGAGTGTGAACGGAATGAGAAAAATAAGTATGTCCTTCCAAACGGAAACAATGTGGAAACGACTGCTTATCATTTCGTTATGTATCAGACTCCAAGTGGAAGTTGGGAGCGTGCGATAATCAGTATGCAATCCACTCAGTTGAAGAAGTCTCGTCAATGGCTATCTAAAATCACCAGCATCACAATGCAAGGTGAAGACGGACAGCCGTTTACGCCTCCTATCTTCAGTCATTACTACAACCTAACTAGCGTTACTGAGTCTAATCAGTATGGTAGTTGGTTTGGCTGGAAGGTTGAGACAGACGGACCAGTAGACGATGGTGTAGCTTTTGGTCAGGCAGTTGCCGCCAACAAGCAAACAACAGCGGCTATTGAGCAATCAACTGCTAAGGAGTTAGAATCAAACCCTTTCTAAGAGTTATGTGTTCTCTTAGGATTCCGTGATTGTGAGGGAGCAGGAGGTGCTTCTGACATGGCGCCTCCTGCTCCCATTTTTTAAATGGATGAGTACAAAAAAGAATTTGCAGAGCTGTTCAGGGGATATACTGAAGCGTATGGGGTATTCCAAATTGAGGACGGACAAACCGAAGGTAAGCAAAAGGGCAAAGCTATTACCGTCAGAGGCCAAGTTGGTGAGCCGCATTGGGATGCTCACTTTCATGGCAGGACTGGCCTCGGTATTGTTCCTCTCCTTTCTAATGATCATTTATGTTTTGGCGCGATAGACATAGATGACTATACATTATCGTTGAGTGATCTTAACGATAAGATACATAGTCAGAATCTACCGCTAATACCATTTCGCAGTAAGTCAGGTGGAGCACACTTGTTCATGTTCTTGGAAGAACCTGTCCCTGCTAAGCTGGCTAGAGAAGCCATGGAGACTATGGCCAACCTACTAGGCTTTCATGGTGTGGAGATATTTCCAAAGCAAGATAAGCGACCTGACCCAAACAGTGTGGGCAATTGGCTGAATATGCCCTATTTCTTTGCAGAATCTACAGATAGATATGGAATTGATGAAGATGGCAATGCGATACCCTTTCAAGAGATCGTGGGATACGTTAAGTCCCGCAGAACGAGCGCAAAGGCGTTACAACATTATACAACAGAAGAAAAGACTAGAACTGAGAAGAAAGAGCCACTTGCTGGAGGCCCTCCTTGTCTTAATACTCTGCTTATTAGGGGGTTCCCTCCTAATACCCGCAATAATACACTTTTTAATTTAGGTGTATACGCTAAGAAGGCCTTCCCTGATGATTGGGAAGAGACGATAGAGAACTACAATAGAGACTTAATAGATCCTCCGCTAGACCACAGAGAAGTAGGTGCGGTAGTTAAGTCACTATCTGTCAAGGACTACAACTACAAATGCAAGGATAACCCTATTGTATCTGTATGTAATAAGTCTAAGTGCTTAGTCTGCAAATATGGTGTTCGACCCGATGAAGAGATCCCTAAGCTTGGTAGGCTTACTAAAGTGATGACTGATCCTCCAGTATGGAGAATAGATGTCATAGATGGAGGAATAATAGAGTTATCTACTGAGGAGTTACAAACTCCAAGACAGTTTCAAAAACGCTGTATGGAGGAGCTGAGCGTGATGCCTCCAGTGGTGAAAGGCGACCAATGGCGAGAAATAATATCAGGATTATTAGAGAACCTAGAAATAATAGAAGTCCCAAAAGAAGCGTCTCCAAAGGGGCGAATGCTCGATCATTTGAGTGATTTTCTAACAGGTAGAGTACAAGCAAAAAAGCGAGAAGAGATATTATCAGGCAAACCATGGCTTAATGACTCTCGCCACTACTTCAGGATGAAAGATTTCCTCTTATACCTTGATAGAGTCAAATTCACTGAAGTCAAGCAGAACAAGGTTTTGGCTTACATCAAAGAGATCGAAGCAGTTGATCACACTTTCTTCAACATAAAGGGAACAGGCACTAACGTATGGTCAGTCCCTCAAAGACAACAACCTAAAGAATAATGAGTATAGAAGAACTAATAGAAATGGCTAAGGCTGAGCCTAGCCAATCACCAAGAAACGTAAGCCGATTAGAGCCATATAAGCAGGCAATTAAAATCCTACATAGAGAAAAAGGATTTACCTTAAAAGCTATAGCTGAGTGGCTTGTTAAGCACACAGATATATCAGTGAGTAAAGGAACTGTATATCAGTACTTGATCAACTCAAAGCTATATAGGACTAGGAAGCGTTCTTGAACCCAGACTGCACAACACTAATACTAGGCCCTCCGGGCACTGGTAAAACAACTAGACTTATGTCTCAGTTGGATAAGGTGTTTCGTAGCTATAGTCCAAGAAGTGTGTGCTTCATTAGCTTCACTAAAAAAGCGGCTAATGAAGCATTGGAAAGAGCATGCCAGCGTTTCGATTTATACGAAGACGACCTTCCTCTATTCCGCACACTTCACTCACTTGCATTCGAATTCCTTCACCTAAGGAGGAATAACATTATGAATCCAAGTGATTACTATGCTCTGGCTAAAGAAACTGGAACCAGTATCAGCTTTGATTCCTTTGATGCCTATGGCATGCCCGAAGGTAGGCACATGGGGAACCTGTTGCTGTCTGTAATCAGTCAATCTAAGATACGTGAAATGTCTTTGAAGGACGCTTGGACCAAGTACGGCGACCAAGTAGATTATGATGAGCTAGTCGAGTTCGATGAAAAGCTATCATATTACAAGCTTCTCAATAACAAGATGGACTTTGATGATGTCATTCAGGAGTACGCTAACTCAGGAACCGTACCATCTCTTCATGTACTATTTATTGATGAAGCACAAGATTTATCCTCGATACAATGGAGGATGGCAGAGAAACTAGCACTTAAAGCCAACGAAGTATTTTTAGCGGGAGACGATGACCAAAGCATTTACGAATGGGCAGGAGCCGATGTCCAACACTTCATCAAACTTCAAGGAAGAGTCGAAACACTTGGACGATCTTGGAGAGTACCACCAAGAATCAAGGAAGTCTCTAATCGAATCATTGAGCGAATTTCTGAAAGACGAGAAAAATCTTGGGAGTCTGTTGGAGAAGAACAAGGAGAAGTCGAATACATCAGATCACCCTTAGAATTGATTGATGAGATACGAGAAGGTCAATGGTTGCTAATGGCGAGAACCAATGGGCTTCTGAGAGACTATGAGGAAATGTGCATAGAAGCTGGAGTCTTCTACAGGTATGCACATAAAGCCAAAGACTTTAAAGAGCTGGTTCTAGCTGTCAGGACTTGGCAGACTCTAAGATCTGGTGGACTAGCAGTAGGTAGGAGAGTCAAGCTGTTGTATAGCCTCATGTCGTCCGTTGAAAGGGTTAAGCATGGAATCAAGTCCAAGGTTAACGCAATGGAAGATAATGGTGTATTTACAATTAAACAGCTAAAAGATGATTATGGGCTTTTGTGTTCCGATCTGGATTGGGCTGACGCTTTAGATCGAATAACAGACTCAGACAGAGACTATATGGAAAGAGCTTTAGAGGTTGATGACATATCGGAACCAAGAATAACTATATCAACCATACACGGAGCTAAGGGGGGAGAAGCTGATAATGTTGTTTTACTATCAGATATGGGACTCAACGCCTACAACGCTATGATCGACAACGAAGATGCCGAGCATCGTGTTTGGTATGTGGGAGTCACCAGAGCTAAAAAGAAACTCTACATATGTGAGCCATCTACACAGTACATCTATGACCTTTAATTTTAAAACTCAACCTTACGACCACCAGCTACAAGCTCTAAATCAAAGCTGGGACAAGGAATACTATGCTTTATTTATGGAAATGGGAACTGGGAAGTCCAAAGTTACCATAGATAATATATTCGCATTACACGAATCTAAACAAATCTCCCGTGTAGTCATATCCGCCCCAAAAGGGGTCTATCTTAATTGGAAGTCTGAATTGCAAACTCATGCTTGGGGAGGTTATGAGTTAGCAAGTTACAGTTCATCCATGAAGAAGAAGGAGGCGGAGGCTCTCAGGCATTTGATTGATGCACCTGAGGGCCTCCAAATCCTTTTAATTAACATAGAGTCATTATCTACCAAGAAGGGTAATGATTTATGTTTTAGATTCATCAAGGATCACGACACCATGATGGTAATTGATGAGTCGACAGCTATCAAGAATCCGAAGGGTAAGCGCAGTAAAGCCGCGATCAAGATAGGTATGGTTTGCAAGTATCGACGAATACTTACTGGTACTCCAATTACTCACTCCCCATTGGATCTATACTCACAAGTTGAGTTCTTAGATAAAGGACTTTCAGGCTGTCCATCATTCTTTCTGTTCAAACATACCTATGCTAACCAAATGAAAATGACTATGGGGAATAGGACGTTCGATAAGGTTACTGGTTACAAAAACCTAGACCAGCTTACTGAACGAATTAAGCCCTTTAATTACCGAGTACTGAATGAAGATTGTCTAGATCTACCTGATAAGAACTACATGGTTAGGAACGTAGAGCTGACTCAAGAGCAAAAACTCATGTACATGACGTTAAAGCATGAAAGCTTAGTCATGTTGGAGGATGGGCTATTGACTTCGACAAATGCTCTCACCACCTTACTTAAGCTACATCAGATAGCGTGTGGTCACGTCAAAGATGACTTTGGCAACACGAAAGACATCCCAAACAACAGACTCGATGCGGTCATGGAGATCACTAATGAGATCGACACGACCAGTTCCAAGGTGATCGTGTGGTGCAGTTTCCAACGTGATGTGGAACTGCTCCATGCGGCCTTGGGCAAAAAGTCTGTTACTTATTACGGCCCCAATGATCTAGTAGAGCGTCAGGAAGCTCTAGAACGCTTCAAGAACGACCCTGATTGCCTCTACTTGATAGGTACTCCACAATGTGGCGGCAAAGGCCTTACGCTCAATAATGCAGGGTATGTGATTTATTACTCTAATTCCTTTAAACTGGAGGATCGTCTTCAATCAGAAGATAGATGCCATCGCATCGGGCAGAACAAGAACGTCACTTACATTGATCTATGTATCAAAAATACAGTAGACGAAAAAATACTTAAAGCTCTTAAGGACAAAAGTGACTTGGCAGATCAAGTGCTATCTAGCGTGGAATCATTTAGAGATCTTATTTAATCTCTTTGCTCTAGCATGTCATTGAAGTTGTCCCATATTAATGCTTCAGAGGCCATTTCAACCCCGGGAAGATTACTATAAGGTAGCAGGCTGAATATATTTTCAGTCAATTTCTGGCTCCTATTAGTTTGTGCGCCAAATGAATCATGAAGCTTTCTAGTAGTATCCCATAAAGGACCAAGCAGTGTGCCTCCAGCTGAATTTATGAATGAACTTTCAGAATCTCCTATTTGCTGGTGAGTTAGCATATCCGTAAACATTCCGCCGACTCCAGATAGCTGAAATGCTTTCAAGAAAAAGGTTAAGTCATCTTGATCTTCATCGAGAGGAACATTGCCTTTTAATATTTGAGTAGCCGCTCCAGCAATAACGCCATAAGCTATGGCAAGTGATATAAATTGAGCAACTGGAATAAAGGAACCAGTTGTCTGTGTGTGCTGGAAAGCTCTATTATAAACTTTTCTATGCATGAATGCACCGTGACCTTTAGCCATACTGCTAAACCTTGCGGCCTCACCTAGTAAAGTTCCTGCTGGTTGCCCCCAATATAAATTAGCCATTTCCCATGGGCCGGGAAGAGCAGAGGCTGCATCCATCTCAGAACTAAACAGTACGTTTAGAGTCCAATCTAGTTCTTTTCTGGCTTTAGATACAGCTTCAAGTGAGTTGCCGTAACCCATTTCTACAGCATATTGTCTTATGCTTTCTACTGGTATATTTTTGGCTGAACCAACAGTAAGCATCTTTACTTTGCCTACAGCCGAAGACTCAACTTCATAGGCACCTTGCCTTAATATGTCCCACTCAAACTCGCCAATTTCGTATTTGTGCAGTAACTGTTTGGTTTCTTCAGGTAGATCAACGAAACTCTTTTCTGCATGATTGCCAAAATTGTTAGCCATAACTGCAACCGAACGATTTTGGTTCATTCTCAACCAAGCATTCATTCCGTTGATTTTAAACATCGTGCGCACCATATTGCCCATAAAGCCTTTATGGTGCTGGCTAAAACCAAACTTCTCTGCGGCAGTACCTAACCAAGCTTCAGCTCCTACAGCCAAACCTGCAAGGACTTCTCGCCCTTCTTTTGTTGAATTTAACTTCCTTAAGTCACGAACCATTTTCCTTACATTTTTGATTCCGTGAGTAGTAAGGATAAAGTTTCTTACTGCTAAATCTGCTGTAGATGAGATAGTTGCAAAACCATAGAAGGCCAATATACCTGCTTGTCTTAAAGCTGTACCTATTCCAGAAATAGTCTTCGCGGCGTTACCATCAGGTGTGTGCAAGTATCCCATTACAGTGTCGTAATAAGCCTGCGGCTCCATCCATATCAGTCCGTGCTTTTGAACACCTTCAATTGGGCCACTTAACACTTTGTCTTTGGCTATGGTTTCTCCTCCAAGATCCATTAACATTTTAAAGTTTGCATCTGGATCTGAGCCTAATCGAGCAACGATCCCCAGAACTTGACCTCTGCGTTGCATATCTAGCAACATGCCTTCTGCTCCACCACGGGATCCGTATTTCTCTTGATACTTAAGCTCAGAATCCCAGTCAGCAAAAACGATAGTCTTTCTTTTAGTTTCCCTATCAACTACATTAAATGGAGACTCTCCTCCTTCAGACTCAATTATATTGGAGAAAATTTCATTCAGGAACTCCTTGTGCCACATCTGGCTAGGATCATACCTCAAGGTATCGGCACCTCTAAGCGGAGAGCCGCTCTGTCTCATTTTATTAGAAAAGAACTGCCCAAATGCAGATGCTGGATCAAGTATCCAATCTGCACCCTCAGTAGTGAGCACACCAAATGTAGATCTGTGATTAAGCTTTGTTTCATTAATCAAGAAATCAGACCAACGTCTTTGTGCTTCATCAAATGGAAGCTTCTTAAAGTTCTTTAATGCTCTGGCTCCAGCAACTACTTTTTTTACTGTTGAAGATTGACTGTCTGAACCAAAGTTTCTTCTGCCACCAGACATTAGGAACTCAGGACTGTGTGTAGTCGCTTGCGCTCTACCTCTATCATACACAACTTCAAGCCCCTCTCTTGTAGTAAGAGCTAAGCTCTCAAGGTCAGCCCTAATTTTAATCTTAGCAATTTGTACTGCTCGCGGAGGCAAATGAGAAACGTCTTCATTGTAAGACACCTTCCAAATTGCTTCAGCTATCTCACGTCTTAATTTGTCTGATAGGAAGTCATCAAAAGCTCCACGATCCTTTAATGGATCAGTAAGAAGGCTAAGCATCTTTCTGCCCATAGCTGTCTTATAAGCATGAACACTTGACCCTGAAGATCGTTCATTTAGCTCACCTCCTGTCAGATACTCAATTATTGCAGTATGCAAGTTATTGTCTGATCTCTGAGCAAAGAAACCAGTAAATAGATCAAGAACCTTAAGTTGTGAGTTTATCTCAGCTCTTTGCCTAAGGATACTAACTCTATCTAAGTTATCATCTCTTGTGCCTCCTTCAATGTTTTCAAACTCAGCGCGCTTAACAGCATCTTTCTCAACAAGCTCAATGAAGTGAGCATAATAATTAGCTAACTTTCCTGCTTGACCAGCATTTTGGGGCGAAAGTAATGAATCTGGGTTAATCCTTAAGATATATGAGATCTTATCGCTCTCTGATCTGAACTGCTCCAGTTTGTATCCATAGCTCTGACTCCATCTCAATGAATCAGTATCTAAGTCACCCTGCTTTTGAGTAATAGTTCCAACTCCATCTTGGTTCTTACTTGTAATAACATACTTTGCTATAAGTTGCTCAACTGTCAGCTCTGTTGGGTTAGGTGATGGCTCAGCTTCCGCTGTGCTTGGAGCAGATGCTTCTTGCTGTCCCCTTACATTAGTAATGAGGGGATCGTCATGTTGTTGATCATTATTGTGGTCGTCCAGCTCCTGTTGACGAACTTTTGACTGAGTTTCAACAAGAGTTCTAGTGACTTGTTCTTTGACAGTTTCTTCTATTCTCTTGCGAAGACCTTCTTCCTCCATGCCACGCTGACGATTAACTGAGTGCTGATGAAAGAAAGCATCTTTCTCATCAAATAAACGAATGCTACGTTTATCTCCGTAAGTTATTGCAAGGCCTTTCTTTTTTGCGGCAACTTCCTTAATGTATCTCCTCATATTATTGAGGTCAGCCATTTGATTTGCCTCATCTATATCCATGTAGGACGTATCTTCGCTTTGAGCAAAGAAACCATCAAATAGGGCATCTAAGTCCTTATTGACCTTTGTTACTCTTCCAGTTGCCGCCTGACGATCTATCCCTTCCTTGATATGCTGTAGACCCATATTGCTACTTCCCTCATCCTGCATTTTCTCCAAGTCAGAATTTTTAATCTTTTCCTTTGATTTACTAATTTTTCGATAGTCACCGTAATCAATTATCCTAGTAAACTCATAGGTCTCTCCCTTGAACTTCATCAATACGATCTTGGGAACTCCTTTATGCTGAATAATTTTAGCAACATATTCTGCTTGGTTCTTGCCTTTCTTTCCTGATCTCCATCGGTAGCCACCAGTAACAGGCTCTGCCGCAACTGGTGTCCTAAATGAACCTGTGCCTTCAGGATCAATTGCACCACCTTCTCTAATCAATGAACCTAAGCCATCACTCTCGTACTGTGCGGCATGATAAGGAACTTTTAAATTATCTAAGTCACCCAAAAGCATTGGGTTCTCAACCCTAGCACGGGCTAGCAAGCCATCAATGTAAGATGATTGATAGTTCCATTCACCGATAATTACATAAAAAGGTTTATTGTCGAAAGTTGATTTCTTTAGCGCACGTTTAGCTGGATAATCTAATGATTTATTTAGAGATGTATCAGTTAATTGACCTGTTGGTACTTTATCCTCTAGTTCAGGGGCTGGCTTAATGGTGCTTGTTGATATTGATTTTGGGCCTCTTGCTGGACCTATTTTCCCAGTCTCTTCATTTACGCGATAAACTATTCCGTCATGCATGGCGTAAATGCCATCTGGTAGTTTAAGATTCTTAGCCTGTTTTCGGCTAATCATTACTATCGTCGCGTCAGCTTGATTGTAGGCCTTATCAATTGCCGCATTGTTTTTGCTATTATCTATTTGTTGTTGAAGCCTTTGCTCTTTAGTAAGCCCTTTACCTTTCTTTGCGCCCTTCTTTTGTGGGCGCAACTCCCTACCAAGAGCTTGTCGGATTTGTGAAACAACATTTTTTCCTTGTTCTGAAAGATTGCTAGCACTTGGGTTTTCTATAATTTTTGCTCCGACTGGTTCTACATCAACTTCCCAACCACGCATAGGTTGTTGGTTTGCATACTCTTCTGTAACTCCATTTCTATTAGCCCATTCTCTTACGAAATTTTGGTTCTTTTGTATTATTTTTATTGTTGCTGGAACCAAATCACCAACAGGCATCTCAGGGCCAACTGGGACTTTCACTGATTCCTGCGCAAACTCAAGTTCTTTGGTTGTCCATCCTGTTAATTCAAGGAAGGCATGAACAAAATCATTAGGGGTATAATTGAAGTGATTGTGTTCACCATTAAGGTTAGCACCCTTAGCTTTCTTATATAAATACTGGGCAATATCCATTGCCTCTCCAATAGGCTTTTCTAATCTTCCTCCTTCATCAATAGGCAACCAGTCAGCATAAGGCGGCTTAACGCTTCCACTTGCAACGCTATGCCTATAATCTACGTCAGGTCTATCGCGTTGAACACCTTCAGTGCCATCATCTTCAAATTTACCAGCAGTTTCATTTTTGGATTCCTCTCCACCTCTTTCGATTTGGAAGCCATCCATGAGTTCTTGCTCGGTCGGATCATAATCATCACTCTCTCTTGAAGTTCTTCCTAGATCATCTATTAAATGATCGACGTTAGGCTCCATGTATGGATCAACAGGCTCGACATCATTAAGGTTTTCATCTTTTACATTTGCTTCACTAAGAATTGATTTAGCTTGCACTAATGCTTCATTCCAAGTGAGAGGAGTGTCTCTTGGCGCCCCGGGTTGATAACCTTCGTCAGCATTAGCTCTAGTACCTATAGCCTCATCTGGATCAATGCTAACTCTTTTACCATCATCATTAAGTGCGGTAGGTCCTTCCCATCTTTGGGCAGAATCTAAATATAAACCTAAAGCTATGAAGCTTAGTCTATCTTGAAGTATTGCTCTCCATAAATCTTCCTTACTGCCTGAGCTAATTGCTTCCCATACGACATCCATCCACTCTTCAGGTCTATTAAGCTTTTTAGCTAGAATTTCCTGTAAAGTTGCTCCTGCTTTAGATGGAATTTCCACTCTTTGATAAGCCTTACCTACGTCTTCAAACTTATCCATTACGTTTCGCAAAAACGCACTATCAATATCAGTAGGGTCATACTTTTGACCTTCATACTCTAACTCAATTCGATACTTAGGGGCTTCACCTTCCTTTATTGCCCCTTCTTCTTTCTTGATCGCATTAATAAGTATGCTTTGGACTTCAGGGATAAGGTCAGCAAAGGTATCAATGGTTACTTTATTATTCTTTAAGACTTGGCTTTTTAAAAAGTCAGAAAGACTTTTGGGAACCTTGATTGAAGTCCAGTCACCAGTGCTATCTAGCTTTCTAGCGTCACCGATTTTAACAAAAACAGGAGTGCCATCTGCATCTTTAATTGCAAAAACGTCACCTTTTTTAGGAGGTCCAATAGTTGATTCCTGAGTCGGAATCTGAAGGATTTCATCAAGCCCTGAAAAGAACTGCCCTCTCCAATTATCGCTGGTAAGATCTTCTGCGAAATTGTATTCACCAAGTCTATTGAGGAAACCTTTCCAAAAAGCGGTAGCATCGCCTTCTTCACTTAGACGAGAACTATCAAGATAACTAAAAGTATCTAAGCCTACTTCTTGCTCTTTAATTAGATTATTGTATGTATCAACTGCATGTTGCAGTCCGCCTATTGTTTGACTTAATGGAGCAAAGAGAAAGCCATCCTTGGATTCCTCTAACCGCCTAGTCTGCTCGGCCATAGTCTTTGTTAGAGTCTGTAAGAACTTCATCCTCTTATTGGACTCGACCAACTCGCCATGGAGTTTTGCCCTTTCGGCTGGTGTTGGGGGGACCTCTTGATTCGGATCAGTCCCTAACTTTTGGTTGTTATGACGATTTATCTTCTCGTATATATCTCTAATTCTAGGCTCAAGGACTGCTATCTCTTCATTGGTAGCTTTAAGAATATCTTGAAGCTCAAAAATGTAATCTTGAACTGCACCCCAAAGATCAGGACTTTTATTTCTTGCCTTTTCTTGTACTCCTTTAGCTTTTGTTAATATTGACCTCCATTCATCCCGATAGCCTTCTAGCCTTGTGATTTCCTTCTTTTGATTGTCTACCTTTAAATTAATTAAGTCGTAAACCTCTTTACTTATTGGTCTTAACTCAGACCAAGCTGAAATGAGTTCAGTAAAGATATCATAACCAACTCTACCTAGTGAAGCTCTGGCTTCAGCCAAGGTCTTTGGTGCATCTTTGGATGTAAATATAGCCCATACGTCTGAAAGGATAGCATTCTCAGACACCATACTACCTATGGGCTTCTTGAGGTGATTATTATCACCTTCTATCTGTCTGAAACCACCTTTGGTGATTGAAGTCTTACTTCCTTCTCTGATTCTTTCAGCATCAGTTCGGCTTGCAGGTAACGTATCTGGGTTATGACGATAAGGCATTAAATCTGAGAAAGATTCATTCTCAGCCCCTACTGTCTTTGTCTGAGTAATAAATTGTACTCCACCTGACTGCCTTATGCTTTCGGCTATATCTGACTCACGTATATCCTCAGCATCAAAGTGTTGTGCTCCAACAGGATCAGTCACCATCTGGGATTCCTCAATGCCGTCACGTTGAAGGGCTTGTAATTTTTGTTGAGCTTCGGCAACTGCTTCGTTGAAGGCTTCGGGGCTATCATAGTCCTCAACCTTCATATTATCTATGGCTTCCCTCCTAACTTGATCTTCAGCTTCGGTAAGTGGACGCCTAATTGTTTCCTTCCTCCTAAATGGAGTATTTTCTTGGCCTATTACTCTAGTAACTAAGAACTGTTTAATTTGAGTTCTTGGTAAATCCCTAAGTAAAGCATCAAGGCGTAGAAGAGCGTTATCTACCAGTTGGCGCGCTTCGTCAAAATCCTCTTTTGTTATTTCCCTGTCAGCTGGTAATGCGTCATCTTTAATTTCAGCAAAAATCTCTCTGATTGATTTTTCCTGATCAGGAGTAAGTTTAAAGGCCTCATCGCTACCTCCTAGAATATCTGTTACAGTGTCCCATCGGGCTTTAAATGATTTGAGCAGATTTATTCTTTTTTCAATCCTTACCCTTTCTTTTGGATCAAGCCTGTTAAATATACTTTCAGCATCATTAATCGTTGAGCCTTTCAATATGCTCTTCATCACACCTCTTTTGATAATGGCGGAGCGAACACTCTCATCCAAATTAAGCCAAAGAGTTGGGTCTTGAATTATATTGATTAACTCTTCTGGAGGAATAATTCCATCTTTGACGGCTTGCTTGACCTCAGGCAATTCTTCCAGCTTGAGAATTGCTAACTGTTCTTCACCAATAATAGGGACAGCTAATTCACCAGCCTCGCCTTGAGTTGTACGCATTGCAACAACTGGATCATCAACAAGAAGGACTCCTTCCTCAGTACGAACAACATAAAAATGCTGTGGCTCTCCAGTTTCAGGGTTCTTTAATATTACAGATCCTTCATTCTTTGAGATCCAATCACCAAAAGCTTTAAGGAAGGCATCGCTTCTTACATAATGAAACGCATCAAACTCCAGAGCTGAGATTGCTAGTTTTCCTTGCCTGTCTTTAACTACAAGACCTAAGTCCTTTTTCATAGCCACAATAAAGCTAGCTAGGAAATGAGTTAATGGCGCATTATCTAATGTTGAATCAAAATCATCTAGTGCTTTTTGAAGCAATTTTTCATTATTTCTAGCTAGATCAATTTGCTTTTCTAATGAATCCATTAGATTGGTTTCCTCCTTTGTGGGAACCCTTTCAGCTCTAGCCCGTAATTCATTAAGTTCTTCTCTTAAGTCTAAAATATTTTTTGTAGCTATATCCTTTTGTTGTTGGATATTTTTCTTAGCATCATCAGCATTTCTAGCTGCATTGACCTCTTTCCTTACAATTGGATCAATACTGTGATAAAAATCATTCTGAGGAGGGCCATCATCCAAAAGTCTAGCAGCACCTATCTTTTTTATGATAGATTCGACTTCAGCCTGATTAGATAAAACAAAATCAATAAGAGCCTCGCGGCTTTCAAAAGCGGCAAAACTAGGTGGAGTACTGGGATCTGCTGGCGCATTATTAATTGATTCAGAGCCATGAACTAACTGGCGATAACCAAATTGCATTTGATCATAAACATTACCCAATGCGTCAGCCAACTGAGAGATTCCTTCAGGCGATTCCAATATCTTCAATACTTCAACATCATTGGATCTTGCCGCGCCATGAGTTACTAAATTAAGGAAATTCCTTTGTATTATATCGT